GACACTTACCAATCTCACCACCAAAGTAGTAATCACAGACATCACACCAAAATCTACCATAAGTTGCTTGTCGTGCCTTATGTCTGTTTCTTGGTTGGTAGTCCTCGTCTTCAATCATCCACCCACATCTCCACTCATTACAATAGGTTCTACATCACCACAGACAACTTCTGCGTTCATTTGTTCCATAATCATAGATACCTTATCCATAACTCTTTCTCTGGTTTCTTGTGTCCAAATGCTACTCCCAATAACATTCAAACTTTTATAAAGAGTATTATGAATTACCATAAGGTCTGCTGCTGATAGTTTAGTCATTTGTCTTTCCATGTAAAATCAAGAAGCAGTTTTGAAAAATATCTCACAATCACATTTGGTTTCTTTTTCAGATACACTTTAATGTTTGGTTTGATGTCCCAGTATCCTACCTCATCTGTACCAATTCTATACTCTGTATTCCAAGATACAGTATTATTGGCAACAAGATAAGAACCGTCTGATGTTCCTACTGTAAGTCTTACTGGGAAACTACCATATTTTTTTGCGTCTTCAAAGTTCTCAATAATACGATCAAACTTTTGATTATAACGATACTCTTGATGGTATTTGAGTTGTGCGAACTTGTACTCTACATCCTCAATTTGTTTATCAATCTTCTCATCAAACTCTTGTGAGATTTCTTCTAATGACTTGCGTGGTAATTCAAATTTGATTTCTTGTGGCTCGTTTGGGATGGTGAAGTATTCTTTGAGGAGTTCATACTGTTCGTTGTCTTCACTCGCATTAGAATACAAACCCATACACTCAAAGACATTCTTTACATCTTTGATGGTTTTGAGTTTGCTTGTATCAAGTTTATGATTTAGTCGTTCAGTCATTCCACCCCTCAAAGTATTCAGTGAAAAATTCAAAAGCAAGAGATTGTTTGTCGTTATTAAGTTCTACACCAAAAAGAGAACTGGCAAGAAAAGAAAGTGTGACATGAAATCCACCAGAAGACCAATGATGAGCAGTAGGATTTTCATAATTCACCCACAGGAATGAACGATTTTTGAGAATAACAAACTGCCAAGTGTGTGAGGTTTCACCATTATCCCAAACTTTTTTGTCATATTGAAAGAGTTTCATTTCAGTTCCTCTTCTACTTTTTCAATCTCAAAGATTTCATTTAGAAACTCCAGACCATACTTACCCACAACCCAAGCATCTTTATCCTCAAAAAACCTATCCCCAATGGTTCTCATATCATAACACTCTTTACCTTTATCAAAGAAAGCAATCACATAACAATACTCTTTGCCCTCACATTCATGCCATCTAACGAGTTCATACTTGTTGTTGAATTTACACCAACGGAACTCAATATTACGAAACCTCATTCTTCTTCCTCTTCATAAGGGAACATTTCATCATACTCTTCATCAGTTAGAGTCAGATACTGAACATCAGCATCTTTGTGTTCTTCGGCATACACCAACTGATAGTGAGCAAAACTACTTTCAGAAGTGCTGCCGTATTCTATGAGTCCATCAACAATACAAAGGTAGTTCATTCGTCAATCTCCATAATCTCAATGATAGATTTGATCTTTTGTAGATCTTCTAAACGTACCTCAATCTCATCATATTCTTCACAAAATTGCTCCATACGTTCTTGATGCCCCTCATCATCGTAGTTGGTTTCTTCACGAATTTCCCATTCTACATCAGATAGACGTGCTCTGGTATCATCAATAAAGTATTCAAGTGTATCAATCAAAGACATTAGAGCACCTCCCAGTGTGCGTCAGATTTGTCACCGAAACGATTAGTTCCAGTTCTTGTACTTACCCAGAAAAAGTATTTACGGTTTTCAGAAGCAAGGAACAGTTCACCACCAGTATCTTGCTCTACAATACAGACAGGATTATTGCCCATAATGTTTGCTAACCTATTGACTGCTTTTTTACTTTTAGGTCTGACTGTTACTTTTCTCATTTTGAATCTCAAGTTTCAGTTTACGAATACCAGTTACAAAGTAAGCAAAATCACGAGTTTCTGTAATAGGTTTGATTTCACCACATACACCACACTTTGACTCATAAACAGAGGAGCACCCTACAGAATATACTCCATACTTCTTCCCACAGTCAAAACAGGTATTGTAGGCAGTTTCAAGTTTCTTCAGGAGTGCCTTCTTCTCTTTGAGGTTCATAAAGTCCTACAGGGGGTTGTCTGTCTATGAGATAATCATACAGCATCTGGGCAAACCCATAGTGGGGTCTTGTGCCAGTTTCAATACTGGTTGAGGTGGCAACCGTCCACATAATATCCAGTGCTTTCTTATCAGGTAGATTCTTCACTTTCTTTACTCCAATTTTCCAAGTCTTTTACAAAATCTTCATCATCTAATGCTTCATTTAAATCTACACCATCCAAGATTTTATCTGACCATTCTAAACACCGTTCCTTCACTTCATCCATAGAATATGTTTCTACCTTACCAAGTTCAACATCTTCCACCATTTGTAGAAGATATTCCAGAAACTCTTTATCATAAACATCATCTTCATTCAGTGATGCCCAGAACCAATCTCTACATTCTTCTTCTGGATCTTCTACTGTTCTGGGGAGAGCATAGTTATCATAGTTTGATGTCATCAGGTCAACCCAGATGCGAAATGTCATTCGCATACTCTGCCATCCTGTCATCCAGCAGTGACCAATCCAGTATTCAAACCAGTTCAGTTTCGTCTTCATCTACTTTCTCCAGATAATCCCATCTCCAAGTACGGGAAAGAACATCAATATCAAACCCAAACTTATATGCCCAGAACAAAATACCCAAAAGACCATTACTTCCTATTGTAATCTGAAGATAAGGTGAAGAAGGGAAGTCATTCCAACTTACAGAAAACTGAAACAAACTCCACCGTTTAATATTGACAACTTGGACATAAACTTCGTGTCCAAAGTCTTCACGATGCTTAAATTTAATTAGATTCATTGTTATCCTCAAAATCAAACCATTCATACAGGGAATTCATCGCACCTTCAACCACACAATCAACCACAGCATCTTGATGTGGATTCTCTACGTGTTTATGAGCACGGGAATAACCATAACGGACACCTTCTTCCAGTGCCATTTCCAATACTTTACGAAAGTTGGGTTTCATAATCAATCTCTTTGTCTCCAATCATCTGGTTTATCTTCTGTCCACCAGTCTACCATATCATCTACATTTTCAAAAGATCTTTTACCAAATCTTTCGTGACCAATACCACCAATATCAAGTTGATTGAGAAAGTCATCCATTTCATTCATATCAGGATTTTCCGCCCTTCTTCTTGCCTGACGGAGCATTGTTCCAGCAGTTCTATTTGCCTTTCCAAGTTTTTCTGCCCAGATCATATCTTCTAAACTCACCTCTTCGTGAAGAGTAATCTTTTCGCAGATTGCTTCAAGTCTCAACCGATACTGCGTAGAGAGCATAAGGAACACCAAGTATAGGGTTATTTATTTTTGTATTCGTCCATCAACTCCTTTGCGAGTTTCTCGGAACGACGCCACATTAGATATTTTACCACAGGATTGCGAGGATTATTAAGGATCCACCACTTTTGTTTCTCATAATAAACTTTTATTAATCTGATAAGATAATAAAAGGCAGCAGCGACACTATCATCAGTTACGATGAAGTATGCCACTACTGCGAATACGATAAACCAAGCGTAATAAGTCATCGTCTTAAATTTTTTAGATAGTCTAACACGTGCTCACGCACTGCCATCAATTCGTGATAGCATTTCTGATTGTGAGCACATTGACGAAGCTCGTGGTCTGGTTTATGAACGCTTTCAATAAACAGATCAAGACCACGGTTCCATTTAACTTCAGGAGTTTCTTCCATAATCAATGCTACGGTTATAGTATTTAACGGATTTAAAGAAACTTGTCTAGACTGGAAACCGATGCGCCTTTTGCGGACTTTTGAATGTAGGTTTTTGCGGACTTGTAGTTGTTAGCAACGTGAACCTGTTGTCCATTATGAATGACCATAAACTTTTTACCAAATGGAACAGCAGCCCACATTCCATCTTTAGTGACATAACCTTGTGGATCTGCTGGTTTTGGATTTAAGATTCCTGGACGATCAACAAAAGGTTTCTGAAAGTTTTCGCTCATCCAAATACAGCAGTCACACCGATCACTTTAGCACTTGGGTTACGTGCCAGAGCAGTCCGCTTGGCATCAT